GTTGCGGCGCTGACAATGATCTCGTTATATTCTGCGTTGATTTGCAATAAACTACCAAATGTTTCACTAGTGCTGGTTGGTACTATAGTCACTGATGCGATATTAGGTGCTAGAACGCTGTGTAGATAAGCACTTAATTCACTGAAGTAAAATGTTTCACCAAAGTCCCAGTTGGCGATATCAAAATATGTATTAATTGCAGCGATTACTGATGTCTTGACATCATTATCACTGACTACCACGCTGGTATTTTTAACTACTTTAAATGTAGCTCTCAATGCGGCTTCTGCTTTGTCACCAAAGATAGGTTTAAATTTTGCAGGATTATAAATGATAGTATCACTGATGCTCTTGTACTTTTCTAAGCTGCTATACTCCACGCCTAATACTTCAGGAGTAGGTGCTGTTGGTTCTGTCACCGTACCAGTTGTATCCTGTATCCAAGCAAGATAATCTGTGGCATAGGCTTTGGTAAGAATATACAAGTCAACGATATTATTTGGGCTTGGGTCGATACGACGATTATTTGGACTACTGTGGCGATATTGGAAATATAGATCCTGGCGGCCAACTTTGGCTGTATAGCCAATAACAGCATTTAGTGTGTAGGTTGAACCACTTATAGTTAATTGATAGAATGTGTCAGTTGGGACTATATAAAATAATTGTCCGTCTTGATAAATCGTTGCTTCTGCCTGCGCCGCAGTTAGTGTAGCATAGGTACTGACAACTAGGCTATTGCTGACAGGAGTCTGTATGACGAAATTGTCATAGCCATAGGTATTTTGGAAATAGACATATTTCTCATCAGAGTTGGTATTTGGGCTCACTAATAGTTCAAATAGTTCTGGATTGTCTGGGATACCATCATCATTGCTGTCAGGAAACGTAACTAATATCTTGCTTGGATTCGTATATCCGTCTACTTCAACTATGTTGTCATAGATGTGCCAGACATAGTCTAATGCTAATGAATTAGTATCATCTGGATTAGTGTTGACTTTTAAAACTTTAATTTGATCTTTTACGACAAATCCAGTACGTGGATCATAGATCTTCACACGATCATCAAAGTAAAAATTAGTTTCTCTCACGCTTTCAAATATGTATTCGAGACCTCTGTAGTATACCGTATAAGTTTGCCCTACGGTTTGGAACCGGATCAACCAACTGCTGTCAAGGCCGCTAGCACTGTTATTACCAGCATAGCCTAAACTGAAGTTACCTGTATTCATGTCTTCTGGCAAGATGATAGTCCATTGAGAATCAACGACATCATAACGTAGACCAAAGTCTTTATAGGCTTGGATATATTCTACTAGGTTTGCTGTAACAGTACTAGAGAATTCATTATTAAATACTGGAAACACTCGAACAGCTTCTGCACCAGTTGGTACTACTTGATTCAGTGTTATTGGACCGCTACCATTGGCTAGATTACCTTCACCGCTGTTAGTGCCATCTGCTAATACTTGAATAACTTCAGCATAGATATAATATTTGTCGCCACTATTACGAGGAGTACCTGTTTGTATAGTATTACGAGCGTCAAAATATTTTCCTGTACCTGCTGAGAATTTTATAATTGCACCTTGCTTGATGTAGCTCTTGCTGTCAGCAACATACTGCCCAACTTGTAGAATCTTGTCTGTATCATCGTAGAAGTATCCGGTGATTCCAACATCGTCTAATGATTTATTCCAATAGGTGTTAGTTACGCCAATGGCATTATAAGTAGCATAGAAGAACTGTAACATCTCTTTAGTTGATGTTAACGGCTTAACCTGATTGTTGATCGCTCTATAGATATCATTTGTAGTATTGAAACTAAAATTAAATGAGCTAGTAGGATCATCTCTGTATAAAATACCATCTTGGCAGAAAATATTAGTTGATGAATACTTACCAGTAGTATCAATAACATCTAGATAGCGTGACACACCAGAACTTGTACGGTTAACTGCTTTGACTTTTAATACGTTGTTGAATAATGTATAAGGTAAGATGTTATAATCTTCACCTGTTACCATGCGATCTTGTGTGTAGTATTGTTGTGGTGCTTTTTGGCGGACATCCTCAACTGTTTCACGTGTTGTGGCATTGGTCACTGTGTAGCGTAGACTAGCACGGACGTTGATAGTTTCTGTGCGTCCGATACGGCTGACATAATTAATAGGAATAACTATACCACGTAGCTCGTCTGGCGAAACTTTATAACTGAGCCCGTTGCTTACGCGATAGTAAAGTCTGAAGCGTCCTTGAGGAATATTAGCGAATGCACCATCACCAAAGATCAAATCAACTTGATCACCTGCACGTGTATTAACTTGATAGATATTCTTATTAGTTGTTTTGTTATAGATGATATTAGTAGCACCCACACTAGGAACCTGTGTCCATTGTGTGCTGAAGTTGCCATTCTTATCTAAGCTGTATAACCAGATATCAGTGTTATTGATGTTACTAACATTCAAATTATAAACACGATTAGGTAGGCTTTCTTGGAAATTAATATCTATGCTTTGTAGTCCACCTTGCTTGAAATACAAGAAGAAACCGGTGTTATTGCTGCCGTTGCCCAGATTGTCATTCCTATATAACAAATTAAAGCTACCATTTGGTCGAGGAGCAGTTTCATAAATGTATGATTGGCCTGCTGATGTTGGACTAACTGCTTCAAAAGAGATTTGACTACCTTCAACAGCGGCGCTGAACGCATAGGTAGCTGTTAAGTTTGGTACTAGGTTGATCTGATATTCATCTGTAGTGATACCATTAAGCAGTTGGCTATTGCTGGGTTTGCCTACAGCTTGATTGCTGTTAAGACTAGCATTAACCACTGCGGTGAACTGTTCTTGCCAATTGTCATTGGCACTGTCTGCCCAATTGATCACTAGTCCTGATAGATTTAAACCGTTGCTGTCAAACACAGTTTCGGTGGTGCTGACTGAATCAACTTTTAGTAGTCCACTTGCGGGAATATTACGTTTAGGATTATACGAAATTAGGCGTGCTAGTTTTAATACACTGTCACGGCGCTGTGCTGTATCGATGAAGTTTTCACGAGCATTTAAATCGCCACGAAATGCTAGGCTTTGTCCTAGGAAAGCAATAAGATCTATTAGGGCAATGAATTCACTACTTTCAATGAAGTCATTGAAATCTTCTGGGTAGTAGATTCGGAGATAATCAACCATGCTCTTGCGCAGAGTTTCATAATCGTAACTTTGGAAATCCGCATTACGGAACGTTTGATATAGTTTAGTCCAATCTTCTGCGACTAGTAAACTGCTTTGTCTTGTAGAAATTGCCATCGATAGTTTCCTGTTATAATGTATTTATCAGGAAAAATAAGTGGGTAGTTAATTAAACAGCGGTAAGTGTGTTGTTCTGATTGTCAAACTGTAGATTTAATAAATTAGTCTGATTTGTCTGCACGTAGCGTAGTTGTAATTCTACTTGGATACCTTGATCGTATTCAGTGATCACTACATTGTCGATTGAAATCCTAGGATCATAATCGGCGATGGCTTTAATATCGGTAACTATGACACTTTTTAGATCTTCTGTTAAGGGCTCATGTACTACGTTCCAGATAATAGTACCAAAGTCAGGATTCATCAGTTTTTCACCCTTGCGGATGTAGAAATGATTGATTAGATCCTGTTTGACCAATTCAAAATCCGTAAGGCGGAATTTGCGATCTCGCCCTATTGTAGAAAATCCTCTGTACATGATAGCCATATAGATATTTATCCTGCGGCAACTGCGGGTACTTGTGGCGCCAGTACGCTGATAGCAAACTTGCCTTTTTGGAAATAAGTGTCTCCGGTTGTACCATTAGCATCAGCTCCACCTAATCCTTGTCTCCACCCTAGTGCACCTGGACGACTAGGTGTTCCTTTATTTGGTCCTAGTAAATGAGCCACAGATAACATACCACCAACTTCTTCGGGCGGCATATCTGCTGTAACTGCACCATTGGAAATCATGCGGGTATAATTAGTCTGTGTATAGGTTAACATAGCTGATTCTTGCACACTGCCATTGCTAAGCCAAGCACTCTTATCAGTGATACCATCTTTGCCTGTCCATGAATTAGGATTGTCTAATTGTGCTAAACTGGTAACTGATGATTTCACATACCCACCGTCGATTAATGCTTGATAACCAAATTGGTATTTGCCTACAAAACCCAATTGATTAACTTTAGTATAATCACCACCGCTTTCGCTTTTACCTACCTGTGCCAGATATGCTGTCGTTTGATCTTTACTCAGATTACCCACTGTGCCTGTGGCATTAACCTTAAGCTGTTCACGAATATCTTTCGTGCCGGCTGGAACTTTGACTTCGGATCCTGCTAGATTTTTAGTTGCATCAACAGCGCCTGTGTAAGTAGCCTGCGGAGTAATACCAGAATCAGCATTCTCAGGGTTAAAGAACGCTGGAG